GGCCGCCGGTGAGATCGTCTATGTGTCCACGACGGCGTATCTGTCGCTGATCTCCGGCAACTCCGACACACCGCCGTCCTCAAACTGGCGGACACTGACCGGCGCGACCCTTGCCGACGTGGAAATCATTTATCCGATTGGCGCCGGGCCGCTGTCGCAAAGCGAGACGCGCAACGTCTTCACCTTGCCTTATGGGTTCCTACGCCAGGCACCGGACGACCCGCCGCAAGGTTCCTATCTCCCGCTGGGAGCGCCGATCGGTGTGTCCTACAATGACTGGCTGTGGGAAGGAAACTACATCATCTCGCGGACAGCGGGCCCGATCCTTCTGCGTTTCGTCGCGGACATCGCCGACCCCAATTCCTTCGACCCCATGTTCCGGCAGGGCTTCGGGCACCGCATCGGAATGACCGTGAACCCGCGCCTCACGCAGTCGTCCGCCAAGCTCTCCGACATCACGAGTGAGTACCAGAAATTCATGTCGGAAGCGCGGCTCGTGAACGGGATTGAGACTGGCCCGACGGAACCGCCGGAAGATTCGTATATCATGTGTCGTTTATAGGTTATAAACGTGGCAAATTTTAGCTTCGTACAGACCAGCTTCTTGAATGCTGAGTGGTCGCCGCTCGCGCAGGGTCGCATGACCGACCCGGCGTACAAGAGCGCCATGAATGTTTCGTACAACGCGCACCCACTGGAGGCCGGCGGCCATACGAAACGTTCGGGTGCCCGCTACCTCGCGCACACGCGCGGGGGTGCTAACGGGCGCTTGCGCGCCTTCGATTTCTCCGTGACCCAGCCTTATCAAATCGAGTTCACGGACGGTTACGCCCGGTTTTTTGCTGGCCTGTCGCTCCTCACGAATCTGGCGTTCGACGGAACGGTTGTTGTGGATCGCTTCATTGCTTCCAATCCGGCCAAGGTCGTGTTGCGGACAGCCGTTCCTTCGGGCTGGGCGAACGGCAATACCGTTATGTTCCGCCTGCCGTCGGTCCCGGTCACCTGCCCGGATGTTCTCGGCCGCCAATTCGTGATCGCAAACCTCGATACCGTGGCCCTGACGTTCACGCTTCAGGACCCGATCACGGGAGACGACATCGACGGGTCCGCGTGGACTTACGCGGTTGCACCAGCAGGATCGACGCCGGACAGCGTGGAGAAGGTCTTTGAACTGGTCACGCCCTTCGTGGGGTCCAAGTGGCGGTTTATGGGAACGGTGCAGGACGAAACAACGATCCTGTTGTTGCATTTCAACGTCTCGCCCCGCGTGATCTCGCAGTCCGATACCGCGCCGTTTCAGATCGACGTAGCAGCCTTTGAGGATGGCCCGTATCTCGACATCAACGACACGACGACTACGCTAACGCCGAGCGGGACGACGGGTTCGATCACGCTGACGGCCAGCAGTACGACGGGGATCAACGATGGCAACGGGTTCCAGTCCACGGACGTTAATCGCCTCGTCCGGTTCCAGAGCGGGCCGCCGGATTGGGATGTCGGAACGACCTACGACAAGGACAACTTGGTTACGGGTACGGACGGGAATGTCTACATCTCCGTGTCCGGCGCGAACATCGCTCACGACCCAACGACCGACGACGGTACGAACTGGAATGTCAATGCTTCGACGGTGACGTGGACGTGGCTGAAGATCACCGCAGTTACGACGGACGTACTTGTATCGGCTACCGTGATGGGCGACGATCTCGCCGCCGCTAACCCGACGCTGACGTGGCAGTTGGGACTGTTCTGCGACACGTTGGGCTGGCCGAAGACCGGGGCCTATCACGAAGGCCGGCTCTGGCTGACTGGCGTTATCGGCAACCGCGTTGACAGCAGCAAGTCGAACGACCATTTCAACTTTGCTCCGACGGGCAAGGACGGCACGGTTGCGGACGACAACGGCCTGTCCGTGACGTTCAACGCAAATGACGTGAACGAAATCTTCTGGATGCTGTCCACCGAAGATGGCTTGATGGTCGGGACTCAGGCGGGCGAGTGGCGCGTCAAGGCGTCCGCGCTGGACGATCCTATTTCGCCGTCCAGCATTCAGGCCCGCCGTGTTTCGACCTACGGCAGCGCGTCGAACATCATTCCAGTGCAGCCGGGCGGGCAAACGGTTTTTGTGCAGCGCCAGGGCCGCCGCCTGTTGGCGCATGAGCAATTCACCGCGAACAGTTACCGCGCTACGAATTTGACGCGCGACGCCGATCATGTGAGCGTCACCGGGATAAAGGAAATCGCGTGGCAGCAGGAGCCCAATTTGTGCATTTGGGCGCGCACGGACAACGGCAGTTTGTTCGGCTGCACTTATAAGAACAACAGTCGCAATGACATCGTGAACGGTTTCCACCGCCACGACATCGCTGGCGGTCGTAACATCGTCAGCATTCAGGGCGGCCCGGCTTATGACGGGCTTAGCGACGCGCTCTACATGATCTCCAATAAGATTGGGCCGTTTGCCCCGGACAACGAAGTTCATTGGGTTCAGGTTCTCATGCCGCTGTTCGACGCGGCGCAGGAAGATTGGGCGGCCTACTTCACCGACGGCGGCGCGACGCCGCCTTACGCACAACTTTATCAAACCAGCAACGGAGACAGCTTTGATGGCATTCGCATCTTCGGTCTCTGGCCGCTCAACGGACTCACTGTGGCGCCGGTTATTGGTGGCCTCGATCTTGGTGACCGCGTGGTATCTAATGGGCGCTGTGATGTTCCTTTTGGGAGTGATCCTGACGGTCAATTTACACTCGCCTTCTTCACCGGCCTCTCCGACGGCACCGACTACGGCGTCTTCCAGGTAAACACGGGCTACGTCGTTCTCGGCGGCGACACCAGCCCGACCGTTCCCGCCAACACTCTCCTCGCCTATGTCGGCCCGGACAGCAATGTCGTGGGGTCGAAGGACAGCTACGTTCACATCGACCCGGCCAATAACCGTGTCATCGAAATGCAGCCGCCGAAGGCTGGCGACGTGTCCTATCAGGGCGGCATTCGGGTTCTCGACGCGACGACGGGCGACGAAACCCTGCAACACGACAACCAGCAAATCTTCGGGGCTGCGGTGTCCGGTGGCGTGTGGGACAGCGGCACAACCTATGTTCTGAGCGATGTGGTCACGGGTTCGGATGCGCTGGTTTATCGGTCCAAGTCCGGTAGCAACACGGGCCACGATCCTGTGGGCGACGGCGACAACTGGTGGGAGCCGCGCGCATCCGATACGTCGATCAATACCGAGTTGAGCTATCTGCACGCCGATGGATTTATCTATGTCAATCCGTCGTCCTCCAATTCCTCGCCCATGGTCAAGATCAACGCGACTACGTTGGTCGAAGACAGCCGGTATGGGTCGAATGGAAGTTCGCTGTCGGGCAGCGTTGCGGGCCGCCTGCAAGGCGTCCGCAATGCCATGACGGGTTTCTCGATTGTCCAGTCAGACAATTCCCTTCATCACTTCCTTGTGTTCTGCGGTATCCGCGCGGCGCAACAGAACAACGAAATCACCGTCATTCGGACAAACCCGCTAGGCTATGTGTCCGCGACCGGGAACGCGCAGCAGATTGACGAACACTATGCGTCCATCACCAAAGCGGTCAGCGACGGTGCGCGCGGGCGCTGGGCAGTCATGGGCCAGCCGTATCCCGGCGCATGGCCGCTGCTGTGGGATGCCGGAACGACGTACTCCAGCACGGGGTTGGTGTATGGATCGGACGGCAATTCCTATGCCTCGCAAAACGACAGCAACATCGGGAATGATCCAACGACGGACGATGGAACGTGGTGGCTTCCCACGCCTCAGTTCGTCGGTCTGTACCAGTTCCAGTTCGGCGAGACCGCGAACTCGGTGATAAAACGTTCAGTCAAAAAGCTCGGGCCGAAAGACATTGATACGACATGGACGACCATGAGCGATGCGATCGGCCTGGCGTTGGATCAGAGCGACGAGAACGCCATGTTCTTCGTTGAGACGACCGACGCCGTAACGAACACAAATTACCTCGTCAAAGTCGATCTCGGGACTGGTGCAGTTATCTGGAAAAACGCGTTCACGACGAATCCGGGTTCGCTTGCCACGACGCAAACCATGTCCGTCGCGGATATTTCCTGCCGCTGGGGTTTCCTGCGCGGGGGTGTTGGCGACCACAACGCCTATTTGCTGAACACGCGGACAGGGGTTCTCACCGTCCAGCCGACCAACACGGGCTTCGTCGTGGGGTCGGCGAATCAGTATTACGACTGCGCGTCCGGGTCGATCACGTTCTTCGGCAGCTACGCGGAAGGCTCGGGTCCGGCCATGTCCTATTTGGGGGACTATCTTGCGGACAATGGCGACGCGATCAGCCAAGGACATGGGCGGCTGTATCTCGGCGTTTCATGCTGCGGCGCGGACACGATCACAACCTACTCCGTCCCCGTTTCCTTAGGGCAGACCTACACCGCGCAGGCTCAACTCCTGCGACCGGACTTCGGCAACGACGCGGGCACGCAGGGCGGCCCGGCGTTTGGCAAGAAGCGCCGCCTGCACTGGTGGGCCGGCGAGTTCTACCGGACCCGTGGCGTGTCCGTGGGAACGTCATTCACCGATCTGGTGCCGGTTGACTTCGGGTCGGAGGGCGGAGTTCCCTCGGTTGCGCCGGCGCTTAATTCCGGTATATGGTCGGACGACATCAAGGACGATGAAGGGTTCACCGGCCAGATCGCCTGGGAATCGACCCGTCCCTATCCGTGCATCGTGACTGCGATTGGCGGGTACATACAAGGCGTTGACAAATGAGTGGCCTAGGCGATCTGTTCAGCGGTATCGGCGGCCTGTTCGCCGGCATGGCCGAATCCAAGGGCTATAAGGAATCCGCCGATTACTATAGGCAGGCCGCCGCGATCACGGAACAATCGACGGGGCTGAAGGTGCTTGCACAAAACCGCCAGAACTATCAGGTCGCGGGCGCGGGTATGGCCGCGGCGGGAGCGTCGGGGATCAAGTCCACGGGTAGCGCCGCCGCTGTCATGCGCTCCAACGCGCAGCAGGGCTCGCTGTCGCGGTCCCTGATCGCCGAACAGGGCAAGATCGAAGAAGAATCCTACAACGCGCAGGCCGCGCAGGCGGAAGCCCAAGCCCAGGCATCCGAGTCCAGTGGCATCTTCGGGGCCATCGGCGGTATTGCAGGGATGTTCATTTGATGCCTCGTCTTCCAACCTATACCAATCAACAGACTCTCGACGCTTCCCCGCTTACTTATGCGGCGGAGGGTGCGGTGCGTGCGGGACGCGCGATCGGCGGCGCAATCGAAAAGGGTTTTGGGGTCGCGTCCGACATCGCCAACAAGGTTGACGAACACGAGGCTAACGCTGAAATCTCCAAGACGGCGAACGATCTCTCCGACTTCGAACTGCGCAAGTCTCAGGAGTATGCTCAGGCGAAGTTGAACGCCGATCCGAACGACCCGAACTTCGCCTCGGACTTCCTGACCAAGAACCTCATGCCCGATCTCGACAAGATGGGCGAGGACTTGTCCACGGAGAAGGGGCAACAGTACTTCGCACAAGCGCGCATGAAATTGCGCGAAGGTTTCGCCCACCGCGCCATCGCCGATCAATCAAACATGGAGGCGGATGCGCGCGTCGCCAACGCCGACCAGTCCGAGAACAAACTCGCCACGGCGGCGCAACTCGACCCGACCCTGACGGGTCACTACATGGACATGGCGGCGACGGTCATTGGCCCGACGCTTCCAGCCGAACATCGTTCCACGGTCGTTGCCAAGATGCAGGAAAGCATCGCGAACTCCGGCGCTGAAGCCTATGTCAGCAAGGTCGAGAGTAACCCGAACGCCTCAATTCAGGACGCGGCGAACGCGATTGCCGTCCTGAATGATCCTAACAATCCCTTCGTCGGCAACATGAGCGCCGAGAAGCATCAGGCCCTTATCGCCCGGCTGGAGAAGGTCAAGGATACGCAGGCGAACATCCAGTCCGCGCTGGCGAAGGACAGTTTCCCTTCGCTTGTGGATCAGGTGAAACTCGGTGGTGCCCCGGATGCCGTCATCAATCAGATGCAGAACATTGCCGAAAACTACACTGGCCGCACACCAGAGGAAACCGCAGTTACCCGCCAGCACCTTGCGCGCGAGGCGGCGACGGCTATCCAGCAGGGCCGCGCCACCAGCGCAATCCGCGAGATGCCGGACGACCAGATCAATGGCGAGCGCCAGAAAACCCTCGACGCCTACAAGGCCGCGACGGACCCCGCCGAGCGGGCGATGCTGAAGGGCCAGATGGATGGGATCGACGCCGGACAGAAGGCTCGCGATTCCGAGTTCCTGAAGGACCCTGCCGTCTACGCCATCAACCACAACCAGACAGTCACGGCGCGGGCCAATGCCTTCGAGGCGAAGCCAAACCCGCAGTCGTGGGCCGAGTACACCGCCGCCAGCGACGCCTACCAGCGCCAGCTTTTTCCCGACCGTGTGCCGCAGTACGCGACGCCGCAGATCAAGCAGCAGATCGCGACCGCGTTACAGGGCGTGACGACGGACAAAAATGGTGTGGCGAAGGCCGGACAGCC